TGTTACGAACGATCGAGGAACTCCGATTCCTAACCCTTTAATTTCGATTATTGACTCTTTGCAAAGGCAACAATTGGCCATCATTCGTAGTTTAAGTTTGAACCAAACTGGCCGTGATCCAAGGACATTAAATGGCCAAGGTGCTGAGCAAAATAAGATTGGTAAAACAATGAAGTCTTTTGATGACTTGATTGCACGATGAACGGTGAAATGACTCGCGGCGAGAGAGTAATTGCTTTTATTGAGCATTACTGCAAAGTCCCAAGCGGAAAAGCTGTTGGTGTTGATTTCAAATTATTGCCATTTCAGAAAAAATTTATTCTTGAGGTTTACGACAATCCTCACGGGACGAAACGCGGATATTTGAGCATTGGCCGTAAGAATGGTAAGACAGCTTTAATCGCTTGTATTTTGTTGGCTCATTTGGTTGGGCCTGAAGCCAAAAAGAATAGTCAGATTATCAGCGGGGCGATGAGCCGAGAGCAGGCGGCCATTGTTTATGACTTAGCTTCAAAGATAGTGGCTCTGTCGCCAAAACTTCGAGCGATTGTTAAGGAAGTCCCCAGCAGTAAAAAGCTAGTTGGGATTCCGATGGGCACTGAGTATCGAGCGATTAGCGCTGAGGGCAAAACGGCTCACGGCTTATCGCCTATTTTGGCCATTCTGGATGAATTGGGTCAGGTTCGCGGCCCTAGTAGTGAGTTTGTAGACGCGATTACGACTAGCCAAGGCGCACATGATGAACCTTTGTTGTTGGCCATATCAACGCAAGCGCCAAACGATGCTGATTTGTTTAGTATTTGGCTTGATGATGCAATGACAAGTGATGATAAAAATATCGTTTCTCATTTGTACACAGCCGACAAAGATTGTGATTTAGAGGACGAGGCGGCATGGAAAGCATCAAATCCGGCGCTAAGTCACTTTAGAAGTTTGAACGATGTTATCGAGCAAGCCGCTAGAGCTAAGCGGATGCCTAGTTTTGAACCGACTTTTCGCAACCTAGTGTTGAATCAGCGAGTTGAGATGGTTGCCCCATTCGTAAGCAAAGGCGTTTGGATTCTCAATAGTTCTGAGCCTGACGAGTCGGTCTTTTATGAAGAGCCGGTGTATGTTGGTTTGGATTTGTCTGGGAAAACCGACTTGACATCCATGGTGATGATTGCTTGGCGTGAAAAATGGCACGTTAAACCGATATTTTGGACGCCTGAAAAGGGTCTAAAAGATAGGGCAAAGAAGGATAGGGCGCCTTATGACATTTGGGAGTCGCAAGGTTTTATCCGTACAACGGCAGGCGCTTCGATTGATTATGAGATTGTTGCGCGTGAATTGGTAGATATTTTGGGCGATTGCAACGTTGTTGCCATGGCTTTTGACCGTTGGCGCTTCGATTTGCTGAAAAAAGAGATTGATGAACTTGGGTTTATGTTACCCTTAGTGCCATTCGGCCAAGGTTTCAAAGACATGGCTCCGGCTATTGATACTTTGGAGACTGCATTGTTGAATGAACAATTTGCGCATGGTGGCCACCCTGTTTTGACGATGTGTATGGCAAACGCAAAAGTCGAGAAAGACGCCGCCGGTAATCGGAAGTTAAATAAGTCAAAATCCACGGGGCGCATTGATGGAGCGGTCGCTTTAGCGATGGCCATTGGTGTGGCTGGTATGTCGAAACAAATTGAAGGTGATTTGGACGGATTCTTAGACGCACCCTTAGTTATGAAACACTGACAAAATGGCAACACTTTATCAATCACTTCGCCGATGGTTCGGCAATGTTGGCGCTACTGGTCAACAAGATGGCGTCCAACTAGGCGAACCATTTACGCGAGTTTATGACGCCAACAAAGATTACGGTATTGACGGGGCTTTGCAAGTTTCGGCAGTCTGGGCGTCTATTGAGTTGCTTACAGACAACATTGCGTCATTGCCTTTGTTTGTTTACGAGAGAGCAGACGACACGGATGGCCACAAAACGTTAGCCCGTGGGTCTAATTTGTGGAAATTGCTTCACGATTCACCAAACCGCCGACATACTCCAATGGAGTTTTGGCAATTTATGGTGATGAATTATTTGTTTAGAGGCAACGCTTTCGCTCGTTTGGTTCGAAATGATCAAGGTGAAGTCATTGAAATGTGGCCACTTGCATCGGATCAAGTCGAGGTTGACGTTTTGGTTGATAAATCAATCGTCTATAAATACCAATACGAAGGTCAAGTTGCAATTTACGATGAAAAATCAATTTTTCATTGGCGAGATAAAGGCAATGGCGTTGTTGGCATGAGCCGTTTGGACTACATGAGAAATTCAGTTGGTATTGCCATTGATGCTCAAAATCATACGTCCATGGGTTACAAAAAATCCGGTAAACGCCCCGGAGTTTTCATGATCGACAAGTTGTTGACTGAAGACCAAAGAAATAAAATTCGCAATAACTATCGTGGTCTTGTTGAAGGCTCCGATGATGATTTGTTGGTGCTTGAGGCTGGCGCTAAATTTGAGCCGCTGAGCTTGACGCCTGCTGATTTGCAGTTGTTAGATACTCGCCGATTCTCTGTCGAGGATATTGGCCGTTGGTTTGGTATTTCATCGGTGATGATTAACGATACAAACAAAACGACAACATGGGGTACGGGTATTGGCCAGATTATTGAGGGCTTCTACAAATTCCGTTTGCGCCCAATGCTTGAGTCGCTTGAACAATGTATTGAACGCCGAGTTTTAACCCCAAGACAGCGTGAGCTTTACACTGTCGAATTCTCATTAGATGCAATTTTGCGTGGCTCATTGAAAGATCGCTTGGAATCAGGTTCAACAGCGGTTCAAAATGGCCTAATGACGCGTAATGAATGGCGACAACTTGAGAATCTTCCGCGCAAAGATGGCGCAGACGAGTTGACAGCGCAGGTCAATTTAGCCCCTGTTTCAAAACTTGGAGTTAGTGCCAATGCCAATACCCAATAACTCAATGGTTGATGAGGCTCAGCGCGGGCTTGATTGGCGAAGCGAGTTTGGTCGTGGCGGTACTGAAATTGGCATTGCAAGGGCGCGTGATATTGTTAACAAGGTAGATTTGTCAGACGAGACAATTGGCCGCATGGTTTCTTATTTTGCTCGGCATGAAGTTGACAAAGAGGCGCAAGGTTTCCGCCAAGGCGAAGAAGGCTATCCAAGTAATGGCCGAATCGCTTGGGCTTTATGGGGTGGCGATGCTGGCCAAACTTGGGCAAATAGAGAATGGCAAAAGATTCAGGATTCGGAGAATAAAATGATTGCAAGAAAACAACTTTCATTAAACAACGTAAGTCTTAAATTTGCTGACGCATCGAGCGGCAAATTTGGCGGTTATGCGTCAACATTTGGTGGCATTGACAGTTATAACGATACGATTATGGCTGGCGCTTATAAGTCGGTCATTGATTCAATCATGAACGGCTCGGCTCGTATGCCAAAGATGTTTGTCAATCATAAATCTTGGGAAGTGCCAATTGGCAAATGGACTAAGATGTATGAAGACGACAAAGGTTTGTACATTGAAGGTGAGTTGACAAACGGCAATCCTGAAGCCGCCATTGTTAAAGCCGCGATGCAACATGAGACAATCGATGGCTTGAGCATCGGTTATATGCTTAAACAAAGCGATGTTGAATTTTCGGAGATCAATGGCCAGACAGTTCGCGTTATTAAAAATATCAGCGACCTGTCTGAAGTTTCAGTTGTTACTTTTCCCGCTGACGATATGGCCCGCGTTGACTTGACTAGCGTCAAAACATCGCTTGATCAGATCGAAAGCATCAAGGATTTTGAGGATTTCTTGCGTGAGGCAGGAGGTTTCTCGAAATCGCTCGCTACGGCTACGGCAAGTCGTGCGAAGCGTTTATTTACTCGGAGTGAGTCCGAGGAATTGAACTTGCCAAGTGAACTTCAGCGAATGATCGCTGATAATCTAAAATACTCTCGGACTCTTTAAAAGGAAATACCATGTCTGAAATCGCAGAAATCAAAGCCCTTGCAGAAACTCAAGGCACATTGTTGAATACCACTCGTGAATTGAAATTATGGATGGAAAAAGCTAATGGTGAATTGGCCGCTTCTAAAGCTGTCGAAACAGAAACTAAAGCCGCATTGGAAAAACTCAGCACTAAAGCCGCTGAGTTGACCGACAAAGCCTTGGAGTTGGAGCGCAAATTGTCTGACAAAGGCGCAGAAGGCAAGCAAGCTCAAGAAACAATCGGTGAGCAGTTGGTTAAATCTGACGCTTTCCAAGCCATGGCTCAAGGCCGTAGCAAGTTTGCTCGTATCGAAGTCAAGACCGCGATTGTTAACGCCACTGGCCAAAATCAACCATTGGTTCAAGACTTCCGCGTCCCCGGAATTAACACCGCTCCTAACCGCGTTTTGACAATCCGTGACGTCCTGCCTGTTGGCCGCACCTCTTCTAATTTGGTTCAATACACCAAAGAAAACGTGTTCACTAACAACGCTGGCGCACAGTATTCAAGCCCAAATCGTGAAAACGTGACTAAGCCTGAGTCTGCAATCACATTCACATTGGCTAACGCCCCTGTTGTGACTTTGGCTCACTTCATCCCCGTTTCACGCCAAGTTTTGGATGACGCCCCTCAATTGCAGTCTTATGTCAACGGTCGTTTGACTTATGGTCTGAAATTGGAAGAGGAAGACCAATTGTTGAATGGCTCCGGTACAAGCGGCAACATCGCTGGTATTTTGGCTTCTGGCAACTACACAGCCTTTAATCGTCATGTAACTGGCGATACAGCTTTGGACACATTGCGTAAAGCTATTACTCAAGCTCAATTGTCTGAGTATCAAGCCGACACAATCGTGATCAACCCCGCTGATTGGGAAGAGATCGAGTTGGCCAAGACCACTTATGGCGAATACATTTTCGGCGGCGAATCTGGCCCCGTAAATGCTTTGGCTCCTTTGGTCTGGGGCAAGCGCGTTGTTGCTACAAACAGCATCGCCGCTGGTACTTTCTTGGTTGGTGCTTTCACAATGGGCGCCCAAATCTGGGATCGTATGGACGCCGCTGTCCAAATCTCCTTTGAAGACGGCGACAACTTTAAGAAAAACATGGCCACTTTGTTGGCTGAAGAGCGTTTGGCTCTGACGGTTTACCGTCCTGCCGCTTTCATTAGCGGTTCACTGTAAAGTGATTGCCCCTGTGTCTTCGGACATGGGGGCTTATTTATACTAAAACTGAAATAAACCCCGCGATGGAATTAGTAGAAATAATTGCACTAGCTCACTTTGAGGACTCACGAATTGGTAGCGTGAGCAAAAAAATGCGCTTAAAAGTGCCCTCTGTTGTTGCTGACGACTTAGAGTCGATTGGTTTGGTGCAAATCCTAAACCCTCCAGTGGCACGCGCCCCAAAAAGTCCTTTGATCGCTCCGCTGGTCGATGGGCAGGGCGTGTCGCCTGTGTTATTGCAAGCGGGCCAAGTCTCACCGAGGCGGATTGCAACGTTGTTAGAGACAAAGGATGGGCGACCATTGCAGTCAATGACAGCTACAGACGAGCGCCATTCGCTGAATGTTTGTATGCCTGCGATGAGCAATGGTGGAATGTCCATTACGAGCGAGTTAGAGCAGAATACAAAGGCGAATGTTGGACTCAAGACGAGAGGGCGGCCAAAAGGCTCAAAATCAACCGTATCGGGTCAGAAAACAAAGCAGGACTCGGAATTGATGGTGTAATCCATCAAGGCGGCAATAGTGGCTATCAAGCCATTAACCTTGCTTACCTTTGGGGAGCAAAAACGATAGTTTTATTGGGTTTAGATTGTTCGCCTTCTGCTAAAGGAGAGGCTCATTGGTTTGGCCAACATGGTGCAGGGTTAACCACTAGTCAACCTTTTAAGATGTGGCAAGCTAAATTCCCGCAACTTGCTGTTGATTTGCAAACAGAAGGTGTCCGAGTAATAAATGCAAGCAGGCAAACGGCGCTGACTTGCTTTGAGCGTTTGACGCTAGAGGAAGCAATTAAGGTATGTTGACATTATTAACCGCGACCGGTGCTAGACCTAAAGCATGGTCTATCTGCGAAATGTGGATGGCCAGACAGACGTTTAGAGGTAAGGTTCGTTGGATTATTGTTGACGATGGCGAGATTGCTCAGCCAATAACGTTTAGCAAAGAAAATTGGACTTTAGAGGTCATTCGGCCAAATCCATTTTGGCAAGACGGCATGAATACGCAGGCACGGAATCTCCGTGCTGGAATGGATGTCATTAGTTCGGATGAGCGAGTTGTCTTTATTGAGGATGACGATTGGTATGCCGCAGATTGGCTCGAAACGGTTAATAAAAAGTTTGAAAAAGCCGAATTAATTGGTGAGGCCAATGCTCGTTATTACAATTTGCCTCAAAAGTCTTATCGTTTAATGAACAATACGCTTCACAGTAGTCTTTGTTCAACGGCAATTCGTGGCCAAGCGTTAGAAACTTTTAAATCTGTTTGCAGGGCAAGCGTTAAGTTTATTGATTGCTTATTGTGGCAAGCTCACAGTGATAATCACTTATTTAGCGGTGAGCGAGTTCTAGGTATTAAGGGAATGGCTGGCCGTGGCGGTATTGGCGTTGGCCAT